ATAGTAGTAACCCTTCTTGCAGGATTTTTTCATTATTACTATTCAGTCTTATTATTATTTAGAAAACCTTGCTTGAGTAGTTTCTGAAGTTCTGATGTGGAACCAACAAATACTGCATTATTGGTAACAGTGTTTGGTCCTTTATTGTTTCCAACATCCTCTTCTACATCTTTCAGTTTCTTCTGTAAGTCAATCAACTTATCTGTTGTATCAGCGACACTTTTAATCAACTGACCAGCAACTTCATATGCTCTTGGACTACCACCTTCACCGGCAAGTTCCATGATTCCATTGATTGCTTCTTGACCCTTTTCAATCAGCGAATATAAGTTTGCTCTTGTATACTCATAGTCTTTTGAGATGTCAGTCTTTTGCTCAGATTTTTGGATACTCTTTGGAGTATCGTCAACCTCAACAATACTGCTCTCAACATTCAGAGCATCATCAATAGAATCAAATTCAGACATAAGTTATCAAATATCAGTTTGTTGTGTTGGACTATAAGACTTAGAATCACCCAGGTATTCCCATTCCTCACTAAATCCAAAGTCATCACCAGGATTTGCATTAATTGGATCTGGGACAACTGTATATCTCATTTCTCTCTTGGCAGTTGTCCTATCGGTATCAGCATAGTTATCAACGATAACCTTGCGAATGAGACCCTCTGGATTGTCTGCGATAGGACCAAAGAGATAAGTTTTTGCAGTAAACTGTAATCTATATATTAACGCTCTTCTTGTGGAAAAATCTCCTTCATAATCGTCTTGGAATGAGACACTGTTTAAGACGATTGGGATATCTCTCTTTTCTCCAATAGATTCGACTAAATCAACAGTCAAATTAAACGCTGGTTGAAAGTTTGGAAGAATCTGCTCAACAATCTGTAAAGCATCATCATTTAACTTACATAAAATTGCCAACTCAAAACCAATGTTATACGGAACAGGCATGAATACCTTCTTCATGGTGTTTCCATCCACTGCTCTGAAAGTCTGAGTAACACCAGTCTTTCTTGTGGCATCATAGTCAATAGATGTCATCTCAAATGACATTCTTGGCAATGTGATTTGAATCGGTTTGTTCAAATCTGCTTGTTGCTCAAGTCTTGCTAGAAACTTCTGAGTAGGTCCATATGCCAATGGAACTCTCATGTCACTAATGACTTTGGTTTCATCTTTGTGTTGAATATGAATATCATTAAAAAGCGTGCCAAAGGCAATGATAGTCTTTCTAATGATTTCGTGGTAGTGGTAAGTTCCTAACATTAATAGTTACCGAAAGGATTTGATTCTGTGAAGTCGAGTATATTGTCTGCTTCGAACTCAAGTTGATCATTTTGACTATATTTATCGATAGTTGTGTTAGCTGCTGATACTCTCACCACATAACTAGCGCCTGATTTTGCTCCTGTAATGATTTCTCCAGGATAGAAAGTTCCTGAAGAGATACCAACCTGAAGAATATTGGTGCTACTAGTCCACCTCTTAACCCTTGCAGTTGCTCCAGAAGTTCCCCCTGTAATGACTTCATTTTTCCAGAAGGTTCCAATACCAGTTGTGGATGCTGCACCAACTGTCAATGATGGTGTAGTCGTATAACCATCTCCAGGATTTGTAATTCTGATTGAAGTTACAGTTCCTGCAGATCCTACTACTGAGGTTGCTGTTGCTGTTGTTCCAGCACCAGGTCCAGAAATAGTCACTGTTGGGGCAACAGCATATCCCGATCCACCACCGGTAATATTGACAGAAACTATACCATTTGATGTTGTATTGACAGAGCAAGTTGCTGCAGCACCACTTCCACCACCACCTGTAATAGAAATAGTTGGGGCAACTGTATAACCAGATCCAGCATTTGTCAATAATATCTCCTTAACGGATGTTATACTATTTCTTGTTGTAGTAATAGCAACTGCTGTTGCAGTTGTGAATCCCGTTGGTGGAGATGAGAACGTAACCGTAGGAGTGCTAGTATATCCGGATCCATCATCATTTAGGAAAATTTGTCTCACGTAACTACTACCAATGCTTACTGAAGCATTTGCATTAGATCCACCTGAGAAAAGTCTGAGATCAATAATATATCCAGTTTGATCTAATACTTCACTGATTTCATCGACCGTAGTATCAATAACTTCATCTTCGTATTCGAAGAGTTCACATTTCAGTTCATAGACATAGTTTTTACCTAACTGATAGAAAGGTTGCTCATGCTCTACAAACTTAACCTCAAATATTCTTTGACCGAGTGGGAAATAAATCAAATCTCCTTCTCTAGGTCTTGAAGATACTGTGATTTCTTCATCATCCATATCCTCAAGAAAAACTGAGATAAAGTCTTCGAATCTTTCTTTCGAAATAGTCAAAGATAACTCATCTCTAATACTTACACCAAACTTTGTCATTATATCGCCAGCACCACTGTATCCATCAAAGTTATTAATATATGCTTCAAGCAAGAAGTTATCATCAAACGTTGATGATTGAATCTCCTCAATAATCGTTTGCTTTCTTACAAACTTTCTTGGAATGTAAGTTACCTCTACACCATAGATCTTGAGTTGTTCATTGATCAACTCTTGAACTAATCTTTGTTCTCCGTAAGAACCTTGAAGAAAGAAGGGATTTAATGCCATTATCCAATAAAGTCGTAGGGAGGAAGTTCATAATCCATTGCCATTCTTGATCTTATCTGTTCTATCTCTCTTTCAGCGTCTTCAAAAATCTCTCTACCATTCAACTCAATTCCACCAGGAAGTTTAACACCCCTAAACTTGATTAAGTTTTGACCCCACTGACGCTTGATCAATGCAGTCAAATACTTCTTGACAAAACTGTCATTGTAGACTGCTGTATAGTCTGATGGATTTAAGATTCTGTAGCAATCAATCACTAAGAAATCGCCAACAGATTGTGATTTCCAATCAATGTCAAGATACAGTCTATTTTGTCTCTTATTAAATCTTATCTGCTTATCTGTCGTTAAAAGGAAGTCAATATCTTCAAGATATGACTTGACCATCGCATATTGTAACAATTCAACCGAGTTGAAGTTGTATAGATCATTCAAAAACAACTGATATTTGATACTAAACATTCCACCAGATATTGCGCTGGTGTCAAATCTAAAAATCTTCTCAATACCGATTACAGAATCTGGTATTTGGATAAAGTTTGATGTTTCGTAGAAGTTTGAGGTTGTTGTTCCATATCCAGCGATTGATGTGGAAGTTGCGCTGGTTGTTACGATACCAACCCCGTTGATATTTTTCGCTCTACCTCTATCAAGATCCGATTGTGTGATCTGATATTTCAGATACATTCTTTCGACACCATCAAAGTGTCTTTCTTGGAAATACTGAAGAGCATCATCGACCAAATCATCAATCTGGTCGTCATCTACGTTAATTTCCAATACTGGAGCACCTAACCGCCTAAGACAGTAATCAATTAGTTCTTGGCGTGTTGATGGTTTTGCCATTAGAATTCCTCAGAAGATGAATTATCTGTTTTTGTAGTTTTTCTGGTATTTTTTGCTTTTAACTTTTCAATCTCATCATTCTGCTCATTGATCTTTTTAGTCAATGCTTCAATCATTTGATTTGAACTTATCACCTTTGCTTCAAGAGCAATATTCTGATTAAACAAATCGTATGATTTTTGTTGGTATACTCCAATAAAGTTTTTATAATCGTTTTCAGTCATGTCAAGATACTAAAATGGGTAGGATTGCTCCTACCCATATTTATAAGTTATTTGTTATTTATCAGAATGACCCACAATCAATGAGGGTATTTTCTAATACGATGGATGATCTGCTAGCGTCATGGAAGAGAACCGTTGTTCCTGCTCCCATTGGGCTTCCACCACCATCATTAATAAACAGTTTTCCAAATTCAACTTCAGCGTATGCAATCTGAGTAAATACGCTTGAAGATTCTGTTACAGAAGATGCGAATGCAACCCTTGCAGCAGAATCATCCCAGAAAACAGATGCTTTTCTAGCGGCAGTATCAAAGTAGTGGAATACGACACCAACATCAATGTTTGCGTCAGATGAAGGAGCAACAAGACTACCACCACTGTTAACAAGACCAATTTCAATCAGACTATCTTCAACCAGAAGAGTTTCTGTATTGACTTCTGTTTGTGATCCAAGAACGATTAACTTACCACTAACAGTAAGGTCACTAGCGACGCCAACGTGACCATTTGAGTCTGTAATCGTGATGGAAGTCGTTCCATCTTTTGCTTTGACGTTTGTTACTTCAATCGATGTAACATCAATTGTATTATTAACGGTCAGAACATTACTGTTGAATGTCAGTGCTCCACCACTATCATTAACTGCTCCAGAAGCACCAGCAACAAGGACATCAAACTGAGTTAAATCGGAAACAGTTAACGTATTTCCTGTTGTAACTGTTATGTCACCATTGGCAGTTACATTACCAGTAAACGTTGATACTCCAGTAACACTCAGATTGTCATCAATTGTGGTCTGACCACTTGCGGAATCTAATGTAAGACCGCCACTTGAGGTGTCAATCTCATTATCATCGCTTACGCCAATCTGAATGTTATCAATCGTTGCGCTGCCATTAGCATCAATAGCGCCAGTAAAGGTTGTAGCACCAGTAAATGTTGATACTCCAGTAACACTCAGGTTGTCATCAATAGTAGTTTGACCACTTGAAGAATCAAGGGTAAGACCACCCGTTGAAGTATCGATTTCATTGTTATCGGTTATACCGATTTGAATATTATCAATCGTAGCACCGCCATTGGCATCAATGACGCCAGTGAAGGTTGAAACACCTGTTACGCTTAACTGGTCATCAACAATAACTGTTCCAGCAGCGGAATCGAGGGTAAGATTTCCAGATGAAGTATCAATCTCTGATGCGCCAGTGATTCCAATCTGGATAGCATCAGCAACAGCGCCAGTTGAAAACGTGCCTACGCCAGCAAAGTTTGCGTGTCTCCATGCTTTACCAGCAGCACCAAGATCAAATGCATCATTAGTTGTTGGAACTAAGTTTGATGCAAACTCACCACCGATGACAACATCATCAGTGTCAGAGTCACCAAGATTAATAGTGCCACCTCTAAAGGTTACAACACCAATAAACTCAGATTCTCCACCAACAAAAAGATTTCCTGTGATGGTGGTTGCTCCACCGACACTCAGGTTCTTCTCAATACCGACGCCACCTTCTACTACAACGGCACCAGTATCTTTATTAGTTGATTGTGTGGTATTGCTAAAGGTAACAATACCAGAAAAATCAACAGCAGCAGCATTGACATCAAGATTGGTGTTAGCAATCGTTGTAACACCACTTAAGACAGTATCGGTAAGTGATGCTCCAGTGATTGCTGTAGACCAACTCAGACCACCTGTTGAGTTAGTTTTTAAGAAACCTCCATCAGTCGGAGTTCCGGGGAAAGTGTATGTAGTTACACCAGATAGAGACGAGGGAGCAGCAAGTGTTATAAAGTCTGTTCCGCTGGTGTTCTCTACCAGGTTAACACCACTACCAGAGGAAGCAGTCTCTTGCGTCCAATATCTGTGTGAACCAACAAACTTATTGTTTGCTAATACGCTATCTAATCCAATAAATAAGTCAAATTTGTCAGTCGTAAAACCAGGCTCACCTGCTTTCAACGCTGGCAGATTACTAAAGGCACCTCTTTTAAACTGTAATACAGGAGTCGCCATTTCTAACTACTTTTCCTTTTATACTTATTTAGTTGTTTTAGACCTTACCTTTAGAAGGTCCCTCCATCAAAGGCATCGTCGTCTACACCATCAGCCATATCAACGACTTGTGATGCAGGAACATGAATATATGTGTTGCTAGTAGTATCATACATTAATACTGTATAATTGCCTCTAGCAGTAACATCAACATCAGAAGCTCCTCCAATGGAATTGGCGGCAGCTTTGTTTGATGCTATGATCTTTACACCTTGTCTTTGACCTACTCTTACTCTAATGTTTGCCATTAGCGAGTTGCTCCTTGACTTACGATTACCATCCCTTCAACAACTCTATCTCTTGTTCCAGAGTTGTCGGTCAATAGTACATCATACACGTAGCGACCTGGTTTTAAAGCGGCAGTTTGAGTGGTTGATAACCCAATTTGTATTTGACCACCAGCTGCTGAAGCAATGCTGCTAGTAAAAGTAGTTACGCCAGTGGTGCTTCCTGGATGCTTTCTCATTTCAGACTTGATCGTGTAGTTGGTCAAGTCTACAACTGAATTTGTATTTACATTTTCCAATGTAAATGTCTGAGCGAAAGTAGTTCCAGTATTAATAACAATATTACTAACGTATACTGCCATCTTATAGTAAGGTCTTTGAAACTATTTATGCTAAACCTGAGATAGCAAAGTTTTTAATCACTTCTTGTTGTTTGAGATAGAGTTTAAAATAAGACTTGGCAAAGTTTTTTAATTCTTCAACATCTAATTCATCAATAAGTCTTGAGTATTTTTCATACTCAAACATTTTGTTCATCGACTCTAGTTGAATTTTGTCTGGGTCCATTGATGATCTCCATAAGTAGGGATTTGATTTCACTAATATCGTTTTTTAGACCTTCTATTTCTTCTCTTTGCTTTTGCCTCTCGTTTCTCAGTTTAACATATTGAGTGTAACCGTTTGTATCAGTATTAACGATAGCACCCGAATCTTCACGAAACAGGTGCTTTTGACCTTCAACTCTTATCATGCTAATGCGATTACCCTCAGATCTCTAAATCTTGGAGCATGAGCTTCATTGGATCCACTCATGACAATCTTGATTCTGAATCCAGTAAACTGCTCCAGATCATCAACACTAAATTGATATTCAAGGAATTGGTCATCTTTGCTTGATGGGACAAATGCATCCGATCTACCACTATTCTTTGTAGAATCGATGATAGTATCACCAAATCCATCACCATCAGTATCGCGGAGGTTATCATAACCAGGGAACAACTCAAATGATTGTTCAACATCGCTCGAATCTGCTCTAAAGAGTTGATAAAGAACTCTGAAATCAGCAGATGAATGTCTATAAGCACCGAGCAACACTTTGAGTGATGTTGCTGGTTGACTCAGAGATATCTGGTTAGAGACATAAACCGCAGTGTGTGGATCACCCTCAACCAACTTAACATCACCATTAGAAACATAATCGCCAACAGGTGAGTTAAGTCTATTTCTTCCAAAAACAACGGCAGAATTCTGAGTATCAATCACTGGTGATAAGTTAGAGTCATTAGAACTCATATTGATTCCAACAGTGAATGATTTGTTTCTTGGGAGATCGGTGAGTCTTGTAGTTTCATTTCTTTCAGAAGCAACAAGTCTTGTTGAAGAAAGAACATTTTGTTGATTAATCTCTACAGATTCAAATCCTTGATCAATGAATGAAACTTCAGATCCACCTGCGCTGGTTCCAGAAACAGATCTGATCTGTGCCGAAACTGTAGTTGTTTCACCAGGAGTTATTACATTAAACTGAGGCAATACTGTGTTATATTGAATGTTTCTAGAAGCAGAAATATTCTCACCACCAACAGAGTTTTCTGAAGTGAAACTCAGTTGAGCATCACCAGAAGCTCTGGATCCTCTGTTTATTTGAATGTAATACTTGTCAAGATCTGCCTCTGCCTTCAGAGTAGCGTCTGTTGGCAGACTGTGGTTAGTGTTAATCTTGGTAAGAGAAACACCATTCAGTTCATAAGGATAAACCTTATCGTTGATATTATGAGCTCTAATGAGAGAACTGTCAACTCCTCTTGTTCCTATTCCAAGAGTTCCAGCGCCACCACTTCCAGGAGTGATTCCGCTGTAGAATATAATCTCATTATTAACCTTGAGGTATCCAGTTGATGTGGAGATACCTTCGAATGTTGCAAACAGTGAGGTATTTGCGACTGAAATTGTAGTGTCGTTTATTCCAAGAGCAGCATCCAGTGAAGATGGTGAAGTGTTTGGATCAATATTTGCAAGAGTGATAACGTTGTTATCAGCGTGCATTCCATGGTTATATTGAGTTACTTCAATAACTCTTCCATCATACAGAGAACTTACAGTAGTTGAAGATGTAATATCCGTGTTAGCGAAGGAAACTGCAGTTCCATTGCTATAGACGACCAGATCTTGACCAGAGGTCAACTCTTCACCTTGAACATTTGTTAGATACAAGGTATCGAAACCATTCAAAGTCGTTACAGAAATCTCAGCGCCAGTTCCTTTAACAACACTACTTGTAGTGATTCCGAGTAAATCTCCCACTACATATCCATTACCAGTATTTGTTATTGCTGAAATACTAGAAAGTTCGCCAGAAGAAAAGACTAAAGTTGCCTCTGCTCCAGTTCCAGATCCAGTGATAGAGTAGAGTGGAACTCCTGCAAAAGTTCCGTTACTATATCCAGCACCAACTCTGGAAGAAGTTACGGTATTTAATCTTCCACCAACTTGCTCAATGTATCCATGAGGACCACCTGCAGCAGTTGTATCACTAACTTTTCTTCCGATTACTAATGTAGAATCGAGAGCGGATGTTGTTGTGATACCAACTTTTAACTTTCTTGGAAGAGTTCTGATTGCATTGCTAATGAGATTTGATGAATCATCATTAGTATCAAGAGTTGGATTGTAGAAGTATGCAGTTCCAGAATTGCTTGTGAAGTTTGCTTTGTAAAGCTTAAACTTCAGATCTTCAAACTGGTTAGGAGTCCAAATAGTGCCGTTTTGTGACTTGAAGAGACTTCCACCAACATATTGCTTGGTTACAATAACGCTTTCTGCATCAGGTAAAGTTGTCGTATTTACCGTTCTCTCACCCATTCTGGCAATCCATGCCTCATAGTTATCAGAATATGGTGAAAGAATAACAATCGCATATTCTGTGTCGGGTTGCAAGTAAATTGGTGATGGGAAGGTTACCTTAGTAGCAACAGAACCATCGGTTGAGGTATTGACCTGAGATGGGTCGAGCGTAACCCTTGCATAATCTTCAACGAGTTGATCAGTTGGAGTTCCTAACTCTACTGTTCTAACTTCAACAGTTACTTTCTCATTTTCATCCTTGCTTCCGAAGAAGAGATCGACAGAAGTTAAGAATGCACCAGTTTCATCGACAGTAAATGTCTGTGCCAGTGGATCTTTACCACCACCTCTGTTTGCAGGTGGTGCTGGTGGTGGTGGGGGTGGTCTTCTAACAACAACTCTAGTCTGTCTGTAAGTATCTACAATTCCACTAGAACTATAAGTGGTTTCTCCACTACTAATCAAGAGACTTCCAGGCAGAGGTTCGGCATTTGTTGAACTTGAAGTCAACTTGAATGTCTTGGAACCAGTTGTAAATCTAAGAGGAGGCAGTGGTGATGCGAGTGGATTTCTGAAGAAGAATGCTCCACCAAGATCACCGAAAGTATCGGTAACAAGTCTAATATTTGAAACAGATGCTTGAGCACCACTAGTTTCACCGAGAAGAACCATTCCAGTGGTAATATATCCACTATACTTACCTAATACTTCATCAGATAATGCTTGAGCATCAATATTCAAAACGGTCGATGATGCTGAATATGTTGTTGGTAAGTTAGTTCCTCTATTATAAGGATTGAGTGATAAAGTTGTTGTTGGATTATTATATGTTCCAGTCTTATGGTTTGGTTGAACAACTCTTGCTGAGAAGAGATTATTGCCACCAATGAATCCTTTAACAGTTTCACCGACTTGGAATGACCCCGAAGTCATTGTGATTTCGATCAGTTTTGGAATAATATCAAGACCACTAGACCCATCAAAGAATGGATAGTATCTGGTCAGTGGCTTGAGACCACCAGCAGCAAATGCTACGTTTCTGGAGCGAATATGTGTATCAGGATTACTTGAGATCTTGATGGTTTCAATGTATGATCCATTGAAATCACCGGTGATCGTTCTTGTGCCACCATCAACGTAAACGTTTCTGACCCAGTTATCAGATGCTGGGGACAACTCAATTCTTCCATTGAATTCAATCATGTTGAAAGGATTGACATTCTCTACTCTTGATGCAAGAGGTTGCTCAATCCAATCTTTCTCCACATACTTGAGAGTAATCAAGTCTCCAGTCTTCTGGACATTTGAATCAAGAAGACTCAAGTTTGAACTGAAGTCTGCAGTATCTGGATTGAGAGAAGTATTTAAAGATATCTCTGGTTTTATGGAGTAGAAGTCAATAGGAGTCAATAACTCACCATTTTCTACATCAATGTTAGTGCTCGATAAATCTTTATCAAGTCTCTGAGTATCTTTAAAGTCATCTACAAAGAAACCAGACTTAAATCTGTCGAACCCATCAATATCTCTTACTTGGAAAGACTTGGTATCAAGTTCTAACAAGGAGAGTGATGTTAAAGTTTCCAGATTGGTAACTCTATCATCAATCTTACCAATATCTCTCATAGTATATCTTCTGTTATCAACCAGAGTGATTACTGCATCATCTGGGTTGTAGAGATATGCTGGATATTTGATAGTTGCAATATCCATTGCCTCTTCAACATTCAAAGGTGCCTTTGGATTAGTTGAAGAAACGCCTTTTATTACACTAAAGTTTCCTGACTTATCGAGAACAACTTTGTCAACTCTTGGTAAGTAGAAATCATATCCAATAAGAGAACTTTCGCTAGGAGTTACAACCAGAGTTGGATTAGTTCCGGTGGTTGCAAACGTTCTACTTGCAAAAGCAAATGGTGAACTTGTTGTTGATGAGAAGGATGAAACTCTTGGTCTAAAGTCTAGAGTGTCAGAAGATCTTACGCCAGTTGGTAAGATTGGCATATCTTTTGCAAATCTTTCATCATCATATGAGTTTACTGTATATACATCACCAATGTCACTCGCAGGTACATCATAATAGTCGAATATGATTAAGAGTTGATATGTTGGAATATATCCATCATTCTTTCTTACGATTCTTGAGTAATCGTAATATTGCTCTCTGTGACCTTTATCGAGATAGAACTTATTGGTAATATCTTGATAGTTACCAAGATTCAATACCTGAATAGTGGAAACTATATTAGACTCTTCAAACTCTACGATTTCTCCAACTGAGAATCTATTTGAGTTTAGGTATACAAACTCAACTTTAGTTGCTGAAGATCTTGTTACTACCTGAGCAATCGCTCCATTAGTCTTACCAACTATTCTTTCACCAAGAATGGAGTTGGTATCCAGACCTAAACCAGCTGGGAACTCTGCAGAGTCTAATACTGGTGCGCTTGTATTATATGATTCATATACGGCAACAACTTTAACAACATCTGGAAGATTCAGAGAGATTTCTTTATCTTCAACTCTCAATCCATAGAATGAGTTGGGTGATAACCCAGTGATAGCAGTTGAGATTCCTGCAGATGTCTTTGCTACAGTTACTTTCTGACTTCTCTGATATTCTTTTTTCTTATTTCTAATATCGTTCTTCTTAACTGTTGTATTAACAGTAACGTTATTAGACTGAGATGCAGTGAGACCAGTAATTGTAATAGATGATCCACCAGTTGCTAATGTAAACTGATCTGAAGTAAGATCTTCTACTTGACCGTTGGAATAGTGAACACTATATCTTTCAGAATCAAATGCTTCGAAGAACGCACTCGTTATACCAGTTGATGAAATCGGGATTGTTAATGATCCTGTAGCATCTGTTGATTCTTCTCTAATCTGTTTTGATACAATGAGATTTGAATCTGCAAGATTTACTGATGCTACATTATCGGAATCAATCTTAGCATAAAGACCACCTTTCTCTCTTACAATTGGATTAGCAAGCGAGAAGGTAACAGTTTCAGTTCCTCCTGGGAGAGAACCACTACAAACATCCGAAATATCAGCAACTGATACTACAGTCATTGATGTCCCATCAGCAGCAACGGCAGAAACTCTGTTGAATGTTTCAGTGCTAAGACCAGAAATCTGGTATCTAATGATGCTATCAGTCTTGATGCCAGCGAAAGAGTTGCCAGGTGAAGTTACATTACCACCACTTGTGATTCTGATGGTGTCAGTAATACCAAAAGTCTTTGGAAGAGATCTTTGAAGAACTGTATCACCACTAAAATCAACTTTTAACTCTGCAGTGATTGCTGTAGAGTCTTGATAGACAGATTTTACATCCTGAATACCATAAACCTTAATAGACTTGACCGATCTTGAATACTCTGTGGTTTCATTGATCAGAAGACTCTCACCAGCAATGAAAGTTCCCGATGTTTGTGTAAGAGTTATTTCTGCCCCAGAAGCAGCAGTAGTGACGTAACCAGATGCACCACTACTTACACCTCTGACATACGATGTAGCAGGGCACTGACCAGATGATAAAGACTCATTAAGAGTTAACTTGGTATATGTTTGAACATCGAAGAGATACAAATCCCATTCGGTGCTATTATCAGTATATGCAGCATCAGTCAAACTGTAAGAGTAAACTCTTGCTTCACCAATTTCAATACCATCAGCAGATGACGTAACAGTAGATGACTTTCTTCTGCTTTGGAGTTTTACAGTATTTGAGTTATTGTTTACACCAAGGAATGGAGTTCCAGCAACATTATTTACTCTCAAAAGAGTTCCAAACTCAAATGGAACTAAAGATTGAGATACTGACTGCTTATCCCTTGGTTTTTCTACATCAAGAATAGTTGTAGCAGAAGACTCAATATCATATCCTCTGACATATGCTTTGCCAGGAGATACCTTTACGGAGACAAGATCATCTGATGGTGTATTACCTTGATCAGTCTTTTGTGAAGATGTATAGACGCCTTCATTAGAAAGACCATCATTTAAAGATTCCTTTACTTCAACATTAAATCTACCTACAGAATAGTCACCAGACTCTTCGTAAGTTCTCTTTGCAAAGTAGTCTCTAATGACGCTATACTCTGACCTATTCTGTAACTTTTTGAGTTCTCCACCATCAACTCTAACTAACTCTACAAATGTTTTATCATTATAATCTGTTAGTGATTTTTTTGATAAAACTGTAGAGATCTTCAGTCTATCTGCTCCTGGAGCAGCATAGTTTGAATATCCTTTAGCGTTATCATAAAGAGAAGGATCGTCTTTTGCAGTTACCAGTTCTTCTACAATGGTAAGACCAACTCTGTAGGAAGGATTTGCAGTATATGCATCAAGAACTATTTTGTCAGAAGCAACATCGACAAATGTTCCTCTGATAAAATAGACACCTGCTCCGATAGAAACTGCAGTGCCACGAGCAGAAGCAGAATCTGCTACAAGAGTTGCTACACTCTCACCTTCATTTATTGTTGTATTTCCGTATGTAAAAGCATTTTCGGTGATAAGAACTTCACCATCTTCAAAATACTCTACATCATTGTTTGTTCCTGACTTAAGATACTTTACAAAAAGTGTTAAGTCGGTAATGCCATCTACATCAGAAACTGGCAGGTATTTGTCTACTATTGCTACAATATCTGATGACTCACCTCTAAGTCTCTTTCCAACCAAACTAGAAGCATATACTTCAACATCAATACCAAGGTGATCTTGATTTATTCTTACGGAATAGTATTCGGGATCATAACTAACGTTTCCAGGGATCACCATTGATCCTTCTTTGAAAACGTGACTACCGAATGATTCTACCTGATTCTGTAGGATTGACTGTAAAGTCGTTAACTCCCTAGCTTGGATTGGATATCCTGGTTTAAATAAGACCCTATAGAAGTTATTGTCCTTATCAAAGTCGTCATAATAGGGGCTTATATTGAGGTTCGTTTTTTGTGGCATTTTTTAAAATTCCAGGATAATTTTAACGTCTTCTTTTTGTCTAGAATTTCTTGTAATCAAGGGGCGATTATCAAGATAGATGACATCTCCCGTCCCTTTATTTATCTCAGGTGAAGAAAGTCCATTTGTAAACTG